TGAGTGGTAACGTGATGATCGAGTCGCAACCAAAGAAGACTCGTCAAGGTTCTGGACAACATACCAAGTATGCTGCAACCAGTAGTAACCCCAAACCAAAGCGTTATCGTGGTCAAGGACGGGGTTGAATAGATATAAACAGTTGTAAATTTTTGTATGGCTTGCTTGATTGCAAATCTTCCTTCGATGGAAGTCTGGGTACGTAAAGAATATCTAACGGATCATCAGTCTGGTCATGGAGAATTCGTCAAGGGCGTCTGGGTATCGGTGAAATCGATTCCTGGACGTGCTTTTTATTTTGAGACATACTTACCAGAGTATGCCGCAATGTACGATAAACTCCCTATCAGTGCCTTTGTAAGCGATCCTGAGACTCCTACACCTGATATGAGTCTCCCTAACCTGCAATTCTGGAATTGCATGGACTACGGGGTTGTATCAGTGGATAAGAAGTTCATTGGTTCAATGGACTTTGAGTGTTATACACGGGATCATGGTAACGTGAAAGGCACTTATGTTTGTACGATTGACAATTATCATCATGACCCAGACTATGTTGACTATGCGACCAGTGAAAATCCTGCTGAACACAAGTCTCATAACTTGATTGAGTTGGAGAATGGTCAATATGCACTCTATCCAAACAATAGACTACGCATTTATGACAATAGTCTGACACCAATGGAACCAAAGATGCCTGATTTCAAGGTATCAACGCAGTATTACCAGGTTGAAAATGGATTTGATCGACTTGGAATGGGTCGTGAAGACGAATATTTCTGGAAAACTGCCAAAGAAAGAATAAATACTGAAAAAGAGGATGAAGATGGGGAACTCACCAGTTGATAGAGACAGCAAGTACATGAAAGAAACGTGGGGAACGACCCATTTGGTTACAGATCACTGGTCATTACCTGGTGAAGCACCTCAAGATACTCCTGTTGAGTTGAAAGAAGTGCTAAATGATGAAGCAAAACCAGTTGGTGGCGCTAAAAAACAGGTGCTTTCGGAAGAAACGTCTTACGATTCAATACCAAATCGATACTAACCATTATAGATAGTATGTTGAAGTGTATCGAAGCAGATGCCAATTAAGCGTTCACGTAGTTTTAGGGATATAAGTCTCTCTTTTAAGCGTCATCCCATTACAAACGATGTGACTGCCCTCAAAAATGAGGACGCAATCAAGAAATCTGTTATAAATCTCGTCCGAACTGCAATCGGAGAGAGATTTTTCAATGATATTTTGGGAACATCTGTTGCTGATGCACTTTTTGAATTAGATACATTTGATAATGATGTATTAAGGGAAGAAATTATCGCATTATTGCAGAATTATGAACCTAGAATTGATCTGACCAACGTTTTTGCTGAGTGTCAGACCGATTCTAACGACTTATTCGTTAAAATTGAATACGATATTGTTGGATTACCAGTCCCTGCACAGAATGTAGAGTTTCTATTACAACCATCTAGGATATAATGGCATTCAATCAATTTACCAATCTCGATTTTAACGATATTAGGGAGCAGATAAAGGACTATCTGCGGTCGAATAGTAATTTTACGGACTTCGACTTTGAAGGATCGAACTTTTCGATCTTAATCGACACGTTAGCATATAATTCTTACATCACTGCCTACAATACTAACATGGCAGTGAACGAATCGTTCATTGATAGTGCGACATTAAGAGAGAATGTCGTATCTTTAGCAAGAAATATCGGATATGTCCCCAGATCTAAGAAGGCAGCAACTGCAAGAATCACTTTTAGTGCCCAAGTCAGTGCTAGATCGGTCACATTGAAGAAAGGTGTAGTTGCATTGGGTGGCGCTGAGAACTCAAACTACATTTTCTCGATTCCAGAGGATATTACAGCAAGTCCAAACTCCCAAGGAGTGGTAACTTTTAGTAATGTTGAGATTTTTGAAGGAAATTTACTGAAAAAGACCTTTACAATCGATGATTCTCAACCAGATCAAAAATTTATCTTACCAACTCCAAGTATTGACACTTCTACTATTCGTGTTCAGACTGTTGGGACTGCAATAGAGGAATATACGCCATATACAAACATTTTTAACGTTGATGCCGACACTCGTTTGTACCTTGTACAAGAAATTTCGGATGAAAAGTACCAAATCCTCTTTGGAGACAACATTTTAGGTAAGAGACCTGCGAATGGAACAAAGGTTGAGGTAACTTATATTGAAACAACTGGTGAAGCAGCAAACGGTGCTAGCAGTTTCACTTTCTCTGGTCAATTAGTTGCAAGAAAAGAAGGAAGAGACCGAAATGTAACAAATAACATCTCCGCTGTAACGACCCTACAAGCGGCAGAACAGGGTGATGACATAGAAGACATCGATACCATCAAATACCTTGCTCCTAGGGTCTATGCATCGCAGTACAGAGCAGTCACTGCCGATGATTACACTTCACTCATACCTTTTCTGTATCCCAACGTCGAATCTGTTTCTGCATACGGTGGTGAAGAGTTAGATCCCCCACAATATGGTAAAGTCTTCATTACAATCAAACCTAAAAATGGTGATTTTCTCTCTGATATCGCAAAAGACAATATCAAGAGCAAATTAAAGGAATACACCATTGCTGGTATCAGACAAGAGTTTTTGGATTTGAAATACCTATTTGTGGAGTATGATAGCACGGTCTCATATGACCCAGGAACTGTTACAAACACCGAAGATCTGTTTACTAGAGTCCAAAATGCAATTGTAACCTACTCTAAGTCAAATGATATCAATTCATTTGGTGGAAGACTGAAATATAGTAAACTTCTCCGTATGATTGACAATGTTGATGCTGGAATTACCTCAAATATCACGAATCTTGTGATGAGAAGGAATTTGGTCCCTGCATACGACACTCTTGCTAATTATGAACTTTGTTATGCAAATGCATTCCATGCCGAAGTCGAAGGTTTCAACCTGAGATCGTCTGGATTTACAGTTTCCGGTATTACTGGAACTTGCTTCTTAACTGATGTCCCTGATACTGATATTACCATCCCCGGAAGACCCCAGCAGGTAGCACCAAAGACTGGATCTATATCAATCTTCAAATTCAATGAAGAAGGAGAGATTGTAAATGTTATTGAGAATGCTGGAACTGTTGATTACGTAAAAGGCGAGATTATTCTCTTCCCAATCAACATTTCATCGACTGTTCTCAACAATCGTATTGAAATTGGGGTCACACCTGAGTCAAATGATATTCTCGCAAAAGAGAACCTTTATATCGTCCTAGATACTACAGGAAAAAGTGTTTTAACGTTGAAAGAAGACTTGATCACTTCAGGATCAAGCAGATCTGGTTCAAATTACGTTCCTCCTTCAAGTTACACTAGCAGCACGAAATTTACTCGATAAGAAATGTCAGATAGTAAAGTAAAGATCTCCAATATTCTGGAAAGTCAACTTCCAGATTTTATTTTAGATGATAATCCACTCTTCAAAGAATTTTTAGAGCAATACTATCTGTCTCAGGAACATGAGTACGGAACAATTTTTCTTGCAGAGAATATTGATAGATTAAAGGATGTTGATAGTTACGTAAATCTCAAATTTACTGCAACTACGCCAACATTGACTAAATTCATCGCAAACGATGAAGATGTGATTGAAGTTACCAATCATTTGGGATTTTTGCCAAAAAATGGACTTGTGAAAGTCGGTGAAGAGATTTTTACGTATACCGGCAAAACATCCTATGCCCAAAAGGTCACTTTAATTGATCCAACTGCTAATACCATCAAATTGACATCTACTGTCGGTTTAGATTCGTTTAGAGCACAAAGTATTATTTTTGATACGTCATTTTCAAATGTTATTGCTGGTCAGACGTATTATATCACAGAAGTTATAGATTCTAACACTATTACAATTTCTGATGACCCAACCACTCTTGATGATGTATTAGATCTTAATGATTCTAATCCATTAGGAACAACACTCCCAACTGCTACTAGTTTTGCATTTACTGGATGTGTCAGGGGATTTTCTGGCATTGATGATGTCAGTGGAGAGTTCTTAAACTTTAATAATAGTCGAACTTTGTTCCATGAAGCAGGATCGACTCTTACTAATCTTGGTCTGGTATTCTTAGCAGAATTCTTCAGCAAGTATAAAAAGATGTTCTTGCCAGGAATTGAAGAAAGGCAATTCCAGAGCGTTAATATTGATAATATCCTTTCAAGAGCAAGAGACTTCTATAGTTCAAAGGGAACTGACACTTCATTGAAGATTCTTTTCACTGTTCTCTTTGGAAAGTTTGTTGAAGTTCTGAAACCATTTGATAATACGATTCAAGCATCTGCTGCTAACTTCTCACAGTCAGATGTAGTGGTTATAGAAGCAATTGAAGGAAATCCAAGAAATCTCGGAGAAACCACTTTACTTCAGGGTTCAACAGACAATCCAACTGCAAAGGCAATTATTTCAAGAGTTGAAACTATACTCTTAGGTTCAAAGTATTATCATAAGTTATTCTTCCCTAAGAATACTATTGAGAATAAGTTCAATGTCAGCAAAATGACAAAAGTCTTAGGTGTTGGTGTCACCAATACAACTTTGACTGTAGATTCAACTATTGGGTTCCCAGAAAGTGGTTCATTCCTCAATGAGGATAATGATGGACTAGAAACAGTCACATATGAAAGTAAGAGTGCTAATCAATTCTTTAACTGTGTTGGACTTTCTACAACTCTTGTAGAGAATGATTCAATTATTGATGGAAACTTTGTATATGGTTATGAGAATAACGATATCAATAAACTCGTCACTATGCGAGTTGTTGGTACAGTCATAGGAGTTGCAGAAAACAAAAAAGACACGAGTCAGTTTAGAAAAAATGATATGCTTCGAGTGAAGCATCTTGGTGAAAAAGTAGATGAAGATGATGTTAGATTCAACAGATGGTTCTACAACAATGTAGTGCTTACAAATGTCGATAGTGTTAGTGGGACAACTTTTACGACCGAAGTTGACCACTACTTACATAAGGGCGATAAAGTTGATATTTTGCTGAAAAATGATAAATCCGTATTAGAAGAAAATCTGGATGTTTCTGATGTAGACAACAGAAAAACATTTACAGTTTCTGGAAATATAAGCACTACTTTTGTTAATACTAAAGATTATCTCATCAAGAAAAAACTTGATTTTGGATCTGATAAACTCAATACCAATGGTGTTTTGGCAAATATCCAAAATACCTTTGTTGATGTAGATAAGAACGCATATGTGGCATTCTCGGGTCTTCCTGGTTACGATAATGTAGAACTGACTAACAGATCCAAAACTTTTACTGAATCAGATATAAACCAAAGTGATAATAAGATTACTATTGCTGATCATAACTTCAGAAGTGGTGAAAGATTATATTATGAATTGACCTCTGGTGCTACTGGTATTACGACAGGAAATTATTATGCTTCTGTAATTGACTCAAACACTATAAAACTAGCATTTAGTCGTGCTTCTCTTAATAATCAAATTTTTATTAACCTTACTGGTATTGGCGCAGCTAGTCAGCATAGACTGACTCCAGCATCTCTGTTTGATAAAAGTCTGGTTAATCAAAATAATTTTAAGAGAATTAATAGAAAACCAGCAGCAGCAACTGAACACAATGATATTATTGGATCAATTGGTGTTGCTTTAAATGGTGTTGAATTCCAATCACCAGTTTCAAAGGATTCAATTTTTTATGGTCAAATAGATTCCATTAATGTTCTAAATCCAGGAACTGGTTACAATGTCGTAAATCCACCAGAAATTGGAATTGCAAATACTGACGGAAGTGCTGGTGCCACTTTTGTAGGACAATTTATAGGAAAGATTGAAGACATCGATCTTACTACTCCTGGTTTTAATTACGTAGAAACCCCGGTTGTCACAATCTCTGGAGGAAACGGAACAGAGGCAACTGCTGAAGCAAGACTAAGAGGATTCTTCTATGATAAGTCATTCTCCGATTTTGATGGTGTAAAACTTGCTAGTGATGTAATCAGCATCCCTGATCATAGATTTGCAGACCATGAGGAGGTTATATACTCCAGCACTGGAACTCCTATTGGTATTGGTAGTACTGCTGTTGGTTTTGGAACAGACAGACTGACATCTGAAGCAATATACTTCCTTAGAAAAGTCAGTGCCACTGATGTACAGATCCATGTATCAAAAGCAGATGTATTGGCAGGTATCAACACAGTTGATATAAATGATTTCGGAACTGGTACTCATAACTTTAGATCTAGAAATCAGAGAAAGATTGTTGATAGGATTGTCGTTACAAGTTCAACCGATGACTTCTCCACTAGAAAAGTAGTTGTAGATGGTGTAGCATGGCCGCCAACAGATCAGAAAGATATTTACAAGACTTTTGTCGGTATTAATATTGAGAAGAATTATATCTATGCAAGAAATCACGCTTTCAAGACTGGTGATAACGTAGAGTATTCATTTGATGGTACTACTATTGGTGGACTATCAACATCGGCAAATTACAAGATAACTGTCCTAGATGAGGATAGATTCCTTTTGAGTGAAGCAGGAACACCAACCGCTATCAGTAGTGTCAATTTTGATAAACAGTCCTATGTGGACCTTACCAGTGTGGGTGCCGGTACACATACGTTCCAGTATCCAGCAATCACTGTCAATATCAATGGAATTGTTTCTGCTGGAAATACTGATGCTGTTCCTTCATACTACAATGCTACTGGTTCTCCTGTAATCCTTGGAAAACTTGACAACGTATTTGTCAGAAATGGTGGTGTTGGATATGGTGTATCCAATGTAATGAATTATAAGAGAGATGTTGAGGTTAAGGTTGAGACTGGACAGGGAGCAGACATTAAAGCAATTGTTGTTAATGGAAAGATTGTGTCAGCGTATGTTGCAAGTGAAGGTAAAGAATATACATCTCCTCCATCAATTAATGTTATTGGTACAGGTAAGTTAGCAAAACTGACTGCTAATATTTCAAATGGTGCAATCACCTCAATCAATGTTATTGATGGTGGTAGTGGGTACGCCCAAAATACAAGAATAGAAGTAATCCCAGCTGGTATCAATGCTCAGTTGAGTCCAGAGATTCATGAATGGGCATTCAATGACGTAGAAAGATATAAAGTAGCACTTCAACTGGATAATCCTGCAATCCTGAAAAAGGATAGACTGAATAGAGAAATGGTTCAGATTCATTCTGGAACCCCTCTGAAAGAAACTAAGGTAGTCTCTTTTTATCCTGGAGTGCATTATCGTGGTATATTAAAGGATAACCTTAATTCTAATGGAGAGGAAATCACCACAGGATTTGCCCATTCCCCAATAGTTGGATGGGCATATGACGGTAATCCAATCTATGGTCCATATGGTTTTGCAAATGCAGTATTTGATGGTGCAAATACTGGTGGGACTAAAGTAATGCTATCAAGTTATGAACTTGATACAGAAAGTTCTGCAACACTCAGACCAACTGGATTTGGTGCTGGATTCTTTATTCAAGATTATGTTTATAAAGCAACTGGTGATCTTGATGAGTATAATGGAAGATTTTGTAAAACAGATGAATTCCCTGAAGGAACATATGCATATTTCTCTACTATAGACAATGCTGAGACCTTCTCTTCTATTATTGGTCTTGCATATCCATATATTACAAAGTCACACTATAATCAAACTGACGCTTTTAACTACAATTCTATTCATAGTCAATCTGATGCAATTGTCGATACTGGTGATTATAAGAGGAATGTAACTCACCTCGGATTAAATGATCCTTCTAGAGAGTATGTCTTCTTGAATGATGCTATGTCTTCTGATGTAAAAGTTATTATTCAAGACATTAAACCATCCAGGGTTGGTTCTATTGATGTTCTCAATTCTGGTTCTGATTATAAAGTTGGTGAACAAGTCAATTTCAATGAAGAATCAATCGATGCTGAAATTGCCGAAGTCCAAGGAAAAGATATTGTTTCTATTGCAACTTCTGATACTACACTGAAAAATACTATTTTTAGTGTTAAAGGTAATGTAGTTACTGGTGTTACTACAATTCCACATAATTTTGTTGATGGCGATACTGTTGAAATCACCGGAATTGGTTCTGCAATTTACAAAAACCTTGAAGGTTTTGTAAGTGTTGGAGTTGCTACAGTAGTAACCAATACCACAGTTGCCATTGGTCAAACAACAGCAACTGGTATCACCACTACAATTTCACTGAATGCTTCTACATTCACAAATAAATTTGCAGTAAATGATATTATCAGGGTTGGCGATGAGTTAATGAGAATTGTTGGTGTTGATAATGTCAATAACAACTACAAAGTTACTAGAAGCATTAATAATAGCAGTGGAAGTAACCATAGCACAAATGCTATCGTTAAGTTGCAACCCCAGATCTTCAGATTCAATATTAATCAAAAGTTAGAAAATAAAAATATACAAATAGGATATCAACAAAATTTTGCAAAATCTGCTGTTGGTATAGGTTCTACTTATTTCTCATCTATTGTTGGGACTGCTGGAAGTTCAAATATTACGGTTTCAATTCCAGATCGTGCAATTTTTGTTCCTGGACACGAGTTTAACACTGGTGATAAGTTGGATATCGTTTCTGTTGGAGGAACAATTCGTGCTGCTACTACTCATGCACTGTCTCCCAACTTTGATATTTCTACAACTGATCTCTTTGCAGTTAAGATAAGTACTGATTTCATCGGACTGGCAACTTCTAAGGCATTCGTTGGTATCAATTCTACGCTTTTCTTTGTTGATGCTTCCACCGGAGATAATCATACATTAGTACAGATAAAAGAGAATCTTACAGGTACGGTTAGAAAGGTATTTGCTGACGTTGGAGTTGCAACTGCTCATGGATTACAATTTGGAGATAAAGTTACGTTTGGCATAACTCCTAACGCAGTTCAACAGTTTGTTCTTAAATTTAATTCAGATCTGAATAAACTAGTCGTAGATCCTAAGACTTTTGCTCCTACTGGAATCACAATTACAACCACATCAAATATTGTATCTGTAAATCATGGATTGAATACAGGTGACCTTGTAGTTTATACAAACGCTGTTGGTGTTGCAACACCTCTTCAGAGCAGCAGAGAATATTATGCAATTAAGATTGATGAGGATACATTTAGACTTGCAGAAACAAGAGTCGATGCATTGGAGTTCCCATTCCAGAACATCACTATTACTGAGCAAGGACATGGAACTCATGAAATTGCAAAAGTAAATCCAAAGATTGAAGTTATCAATGGTGGAAGATTTGCACTGAACACTTCAGACACAAGTCTTTTTGGATATGATATCAATTTCTACAAAGATAATGACTTCCAGTGTAGATATGAATCTACTAATATCAAGAGAGACGGAGTAATTGGTGACGGTGTTGCTGGTACACAAATCATAGTTGATATTGATAAAGATCTCTTAAATGATTTCTACTACAGAGTTGAAGGCGATGATGCAAACTTTACAAGCACATTCCCAACATCTGTAGATGAAACTGTAGATAACTATTCTACCATCACCAAAGTGGAATCTAAGTTCAACCAAAACTACAAAATTACAGGAATTGGAGATACTACCTTTACCTTTACTTTAGTTGGCGCTGCAGAAACAACATTATACACTCCTGCAGGGTTTAGCACTGGATTCTATTCTACCAGTTCAGCAACCGCTATTGGTGGAATTCATTCAGTTAAGGTGGTGAATGATGGTAATAGCATCAAAGAGTTCCCAGCAATTACATCCATAGGAACTACCACAGGAGTCAATGCAGACCTGAAGATAACAAATACAGATATTGGTGAAGTTACAGATGCATTAGTCACCATTCCTGGTATTGATTTCTCAGAAGATACAACTATCAAACCAAAAACAGATAGTTCTCTTGTCATAAGATTAAAGAACATCAGAACACTGAAGGGAGTTGGTATTGTTACTGCTGGAAATAATTATAATGTTCCACCAAAAGTTATTGCAATTGGAAACGATAGTATCGTCACAAAGACAACACTTGAGGGTGGTTCTATTGGAGATGTTGAAGTTGTCTCTAGTGATAGTAACCTGAGAGAAGATCTTAGAATTATTGCAACTAATAACTCAAATGGAGTTGGTGTTGTTAATGCCACTTCTGCTTCTGGCGTAAATGAAATTTCACTCAAAGCACCACAAACCACTGGTGGATTTGGAGACAACTTCCCATTCGCTGTTGGTGATCAAATTTTTGTAGAAAACATCCAAATCACTAATGCTCCTCTTGCAGATGGATACAATTCAAGTGATTACGGTTTCAGAACCTTTGAAGTGACTGCTGTTAATAAGGTTGTTGGTACTGAAAGTGTTAGTTACAGAATCACTGGTTTTGGTTTTACCGGTGGAGACTATAACATTGCTCAGAATGCTCAATTTGGTAGAGTGATCAAGGTAACCGATCTGGCAACATTTAAACCAGAATTTGATAGTATTCGATTCACAGAAGGAGAAATAGTTGTTGATACTAATGATTCAAACATATTTGGTGTTGTAGCACAAGATGGATGGGATGAAGAATCAGGTATACTGAGACTGAATGGTGTCAATGGTAAGTTCACCGAATCTACAGTTGTTCGTGGTACTGTAGGTAACTTTAAGGCAACTATTTCTGAAATTACTAAGTTCGACTTTGATCTTGAGGTAGGAAGCACTTCAAGAGATGCTGGGGTGTGGAGAGATGATATTGGTAAAATGAACGATACTCTTCAGAGAATTCATGATAATGATTATTATCAAAGATTCTCATATAGTATCCGTGGTGAAATCCCACTAGAAACTTGGGAAGAAACTGTTGAGAGTTTAGACCATACTGCTGGATATAAGAACTTCTCAGACTTCCAGATTGTTACGTTCCCACCAAAGAAAGCAAATGTTTCAATTGCGGACACAGCACAATTCAATCTCCTGGTGGACATTGAGAACGAAGCATCGGTACATTCAAGAACAAGTTATGACCTTGCTTCTGAAGATACAGAATCAGTAGGACTTTCCAAGATCATCAAATTTGATTCTAAGGTAATCACTGATTACAACGAATCTAGAACCAATAAGGTTCTGATGATTGATGATATTGGTTCTCAGTTTAATGGTGTTGGAAACTCTGCTGGTCAACTTGTTGGTCTGAGCACCTTTACCATATTTACTGATGGCAAGACGATGCTTCACCATACAGTCAATCCTGCGACTGGTGTTGGCAGCAGCATAGTCACAATTACAGATCATGAATTCAATACTGGTGAAGAACTTGTATACGATCCAACAAATGCTGGTATCAATACTGGTTCTCGTCTGAGTATTGGTTCTACTAGTGTTCCTGGTATTGGTGTTACTAATCTTCTCCCAGATACGGTATTTGCAGTAAGAGTAACTAAGGACCAGTTCAAAGTTGCTATCAGTACGGCAGACTTAGCACTTGGAAGATTTGTATCATTTACCAATAGTGTTGGCATTGGTTCAACCCAATCATTCTCTACAGAGGGTGATCTTGCAACCACTAGAAGTATGATCACGATTGATAATATCATCCAAAGTCCTATTGCAGTAAAACCAGTAGGTGTTGCCATCACTATGACTGAAGCAGTTGGAATTGGTTCAACTCAGATTACAGTCAGTGATTCATCGAAGATTTCAGGAAAGTCCTTGCTGCGATTCGGAGATGGAGAGATTGTTAAGGTTGATCTCGTAAATGCAGGTAACGTCCTTAATGTCCAACGTGGAGCAATGGGAACAGTTGCTGCTACACATACTGTCGGTTCTGCTAGTAGCGTCGTTACAGGCGATTATAGAATCAAACAGGGTAAGATTTACTTCAGTGATGCACCATATGGACCTGCTGGAGTTGTTGGCATAACAACTAGATCAACATTCTCAGGTAGAATTTACTATAGATTGAACTACGATAAGAATATAATTCTTGATGACATTTCTGAATCTTTCAATGGTACTACTGATCAATTTGCAATGATCAGCAGTGGTGCTGCAGTAACTGGTATTACCACCAGTCATGGTGCAGTTCTGATTAACAATATCTTCCAGAAACCATTCCTCTCACCAATTGGTTCAATTTTAGTTGCTGATTATAGAATCACCAAATCTGTTGACGGTGAAGATATTGACTTTACCGGAACTGGACCGATTGGTGATCTTCCTAGGGGAGGTATTATCAACGAGTTTACAGCAACTTCTGGAACCAATTATACTGTTCCTACTCGTGCTATCGGTGTTGCAGTAGTAAATGGTTCTGGTGTAATTACTGGAGTAACAGTTGGTGTTGGTAGTACCGGTGTTCGTTCCGGTGGTGGCGGTCACTTATTCGCACCTAATGTCTCGATTGCAGACACATTGGGTGGTGGAACAGGTGCTGCTGTTACTTCAACAGTTGGTGCTGGTGGAACAATCACTGGATTCACTGTTAATAGCGGTGGTACTGGATATACCCAAGCAACTCCACCTCTGGTATTCACAGACGAACCTGCACCATATAAAGGTCTTACCCTGACGGGTGGCACTGGTTCTGGTGCTGAGATGGATGTTGTTGTTGGAACTGGCGGTAGCATCACCAGTTTCAGCATGTCCAAGCGTGGCATTGGATACAAAGAAGGTGATGTTCTTGAGTTGAGTGGTCTACCATTCGATCCAGTTGGTATTGGTTCTACCAATATGCTGGTAACTGTTGATAACAAGTTCCAGGATAAGTTCTCTGGATGGGCATTTGGTCAACTTCTTGAATTGGATGACTTTAGTATTCAGTTCAATGGTGCTAAAACTAACTTCCTGATCACCAGGACAGAAGTCACCAAAGAGTTCTATAGTATTGTTGCTAGAGAAGGTTCCGGTATTATACTCCAGAATAACTTCTTAATCTTCATAAATGATGTTCTCCAAAAACCAGGAGTTGATTATGAATTCAATGGTGGCACAAGACTTAAGTTCAAAGAAGCACCAAGAGCAGGAAGTAAGTTTAGAATGTACTTCTATACTGGTTCTGAAGATGACTTCCTCAAAGTTGATGTCGATGAGACAATCAAACGTGGTGACAGATTGAGACTCCAATATCAAGATCCTTTTGCCAGTCAGGAACAGAGAGTTATCTATGAATTGATTGCCTCTGATACTGTTGAGACTGAAACTTATACAGGTGTTGGCATCAATACCGATAATTCATTCACAAGACCTGTAGAATGGACCAAACAAACTTCTGATCTTATTATTGATGGTCGTTCCATCTCAAAAGCAAGAAACTCTCTTGAACCACAATATTATCCATCAACCAATATTATTGCACCTGTTGGTGATACAGATACTTCAATATTTGTTGAAAATACCTGGTCATTTGAAAAGATTGATAATCTTGGACAAACTCAACAGGATGTCAGACTCGTGGGACTAGCTGCTACAGACGCTAGTATTCCAGTTGTCGAAACAATCCAGCAAGTTGCATATGAAGGTGACTATGGACTCATTGAAGATATCACAGAGTTTGCCTCTAGTGAATCTGGCGCAATCAACTCATTAGACACACTTAAGTTTAAAGTAATTCCATCCCCAGAAATTTTTATTCCCTCAGGACTTTCAGCAGCAAATAAGGTTACAAACACTGGTATTTCTACAGGAGATTACTTCGTAGTCAGAAATACCAGAATCGGTACTGGTGTTACTTCAATTGATGGAGATGTATCCACTATCGTTGCAAATGGAGCAGATTTCATTGATAATGTTTATCGTGCTGCAAACGTTGTTGCTATTGCTGGAACAGATGCAAAACTTATATCTGCAAATATTCTCTCTGTTGTAGGAGTGAATACTGCCTTACCTGATACCTTCAATATTAAAAGATATGGAAACTTCAGTTGGGGTAAAATTATTACAGGATCTAGAAATGGATCATCATTTGTATTCCAACAAGATGATCCACTTTCTGGCGTTAGTACATCAGCACACGTTTCACGAATTACTGAACTAAAAGCAGAGTACTAAATTTAGTATAAATAATCAAAAAATCGGACAGACATGCCTGCCATAATCACTGACCAATTTAGAATTTTGAATGCGGAGACCTTTACCAAGTCCGTGACTGGTATTGGCACGACTTCAAACTTTTATTATACCTTCTTGGCGCACCCCAATCCCACGAATGTCTCTATTGTAGACTATGGTGATGCTAATTGGACATCTATACCACCAGATCCAAAAGATTCTTTTCAACAAGAGGATAGATATGCTGACTCAATGCTGTTCTTGAAAAAAATTGGCATTAATGACTTTGCAAGAATTGTATCAAGGGTCAATTGGGCATCTGGTATAACATATGACATGTATAAAAATAATTATGATATTACTAATGATGCACCACAGACTAGTGCAAAAACATTATATGAGTCTCGCTTCTATATTGTAAATTCTGAATTTAAAGTTTACATCTGCATTAATAATGGATCAAGTCCTGATTTTGTAGATGGAAGACCATCACAGTTTGAACCAACCTTTGTAGACACTGCTCCTCAAGTAGCGGGAGATGGTTCTGATGGATATCTTTGGAAGTATCTTTACACAATTACTCCTGCGGATATTGTTAAATTTACTACAGAGAAGTATATGCCAGTCCCCGCAAACTGGGGAGATGTCAATACTGCAGCAGTGAAGGATGCTGCTGTTCGTGGTCACGTTGAAACAGTTGTAATCAAAAACAGAGGAACTGGATATACATCAGGAACTACTACAGATATAGACATTCTTGGTGATGGAAGCGGAGGAAAAGTCTCTATTACTGTAACTGATCAGGAAGTTTCTTCTATTGAAGTTACAGATGGTGGAAAAGACTATACCAAAGGGTTAATCAACTTTACTGGTGCCGGTGGATCTGGTGCAGAATTTGAAGTTATTATTCCACCAAAGGGAGGTCACGGAGCAGACATCTATCGTGAGTTGGGCACATATAGAGTAATGATTTACTCTAAGTATGATACTGCCGCTGACTTTGCAGCACAAAATAACTTCTCAAGAATTGGTATTGTAAGAAATCCAAATGAATTTGGAAGTTCGACATCCATCCTAAATAAAAATACCGCAACCTCGCTCGGTGCATTGAAATTGACAGGTGCTGGAAATACTTCTGACACCATTTACAAATTAAATGCTGAAATCAGACAATCAGTCGGTACTGCCGGTTCATTTGCTGTTGGTTATGTTGCTTCTTGGGATAGAGATACTGGAGTCCTGAGATATTATCAACCAGTTGGTTTTACTACTTTAACGGGTAATAACTTCAAAAACGTTGATTTTGAAAGTAATGGTAATGTGATCAACACTTCTCCATCTACTGATGTTGAAGGTAGTCCTTTACAACCTGACACCAACTTTAATGGTTCTAGTGTAACACTCAGCAATAAGGTAGTTGATTTGGGACAAACTTTCGCTGGTGGTAAAGCAAATCCAGAAGTTGAAAAATTTTCAGGTGATATCATCTACATTGATAACAGAGCACCAGTCGGTAGATCTGAATCCCAAAAAGAAGAAGTAAAAATCGTAGTAGAGTTCTAAGAACATGACCCAGAACACCAATCTCAATGTATCGCCTTATTTTGACGATTTTGATGAGGATAAGAATTATAATAAGGTATTGTTCAAACCTGGATTTCCAATTCAATCTAGGGAACTAACTACGTTACAATCTATCCTACAAGGACAGATTGAAAAGTTTGGACAGCACTTCTTTAAAGAAGGATCAATGATTGTCCCTGGCGGCATATTCTACGATTCGGTTTATCCTGCAGTTAAGATTGATCCTACTTTCTTAGAAGTTCCTGTTTCTGCATATACTGCATATCTTAAAGATAATAATATTGAGATCCAAGGTGAGACTTCTGGTGTTAAAGCAACTGTTGTCAATTGCCTTTCAAGCACCGAATCAATTGATAATGTAGACACTCTTTATGTCAAGTATACATCTTCTGGAATTAATGGTGCATCAACTAAATTTACAGATGGTGAGACTCTGATTACATTAGAAGATATTAACTATTCTTCTACTACTATTACTGCAAATAATCCATTTGCAAGAGCAATTGTATCCGAAGCAACAAAGATTGGTTCTTCTGCTTCAATTAATGAGGGAGTTTTCTTCGTTAGAGGATACTTTGTAAAAGTGTCTCCAGCGACTGTAATCCTGGATCAATATACAAATAGACCCAATTATAAGGTTGGTCTTCAAATTTCAGAAGATATCATAACTGCTTCTTCTGTAAATCCAGACTTGTTTGACAATGCCAAGGGATTCTCAAACGAATCTGCTCCTGGTGCAGACAGACTTAGATTGTCCGCAACTCTGGTCAAGAAAACACTCAAAGACAACAACGATGCCAATTTCGTAGAATTGTTGCGTGTTGAAGATGGTGTTGTTCAGAGGTTAGTCAATAGAACTGATTATAATATTTTTAAAGACGAACTTGCAAGAAGAACTTTTGACGAATCTGGTGATTATTACGTCAAGAAATTCGCTATTGATATTAGAGAAACTTTAAATGATAGACTTGGCAATAAGGGCATCTATGCTCCAGGTCAATTAACTCAGAGAGGTAATACACCTTCTGATGACCTCCTCACCCTTCAGATATCCTCCGGTAAGGCATATGTAAAAGGATACGAAGTTGAGAAAGTTAGTTCAACTTCACTTGATAGTTCCAAACCAAGAACTACTAAGAAGAAAGAAAATATCAGTGTTCCAGTTAAAATTGGAAACAATGTCCAGGTAGAGAACCTGAGAGGTTCACCAGTCATTGGATTCGGTAATAATAGTGTAGTAGATCTCAGGGATCGTAGACTTGCCCAAGATGGAACTGTTGATGGCGCATCAGCGGTTGTTGGTAATGCTAGGGTTTATGATTTCAATAAGAAAAATATAGCGGGTATTGGTACAGAGAGATTTGATTTAAGACTTTATGATATTCAAACTTTCACCACTATAACACTCGGACTTGCAGTTACTGCTGGAAATGCAGCACACGTTAAAGGTGTATTCAGTGGAGCAACTGGTCACCTTAAAGATGCAGTTACAAATGCAACTGTTCTTAATCTATTAGACGTAACTGGTCAATTCCAAATCAACGAACCAATTGAAATCAATGGACTTGCTGTAGGTAGAAATATCACAGCAGTCAGGGATAATGATATCCGTGATGTCAAGTCTATCAGTGCAACAGGTTTTGCTTGCAACGTTGCAATGCAACAGAACACTAATCTTATCGAACCTGGTTCAGCATTCCAGATTGGTATAGATGCAGGTTCTGGTAGTGCTGTAACTTCACCATCTGTTGGAGACTTCAGAAACGTTCCTGTAAGAGTTAATGATATTGTTTCATTTACTATCCCAGGTCAAACTCTGCCCACATTCAACAGAGTAAGTGCAGTTACTGCTAGTTCACTCACATTAGTTGGTGTAAGCACGGTAGTTGGTGTGAATACTGGTGGTACAGTAAAGGCTGCCAATGGTGGTGCTCTTGATAATGTCCAAAACCTTAATGTCACTCAAGGTTTTATTGAAAAAGGAAATGCTCCAGGGAAAATAATTAAACTTCCCAATACTTCTATTGCGTCTATTAATCTTCTTGATAGTAGTTACATTGTAAGAAAGCAAAGAACTCTTAATGTTACTGCAACTACACTTACATTCAATATAAATGATCTTGGTGATGATACTCTATTCTTAGAACCATATAATCAAGAAAATTATAGTTTGACCTTTGCAAATGGTCATAAGGAAATTATTCTTCCATCTCAGGTTACAATTTCCTCCACTCTTAAAGAAATTCAGATTACAGGTCTTAGTCAGACTGGTAATAATGCAGTTCTTACTATTACTTGTAGAAGAAGCACTCTCACCTCTAAATCAAAGAGCATCACGAGATGTGCTGATTTAATTGTATCAAGATCCAAAATTCAAGGTGCTGGTGCTGGTGCTACAACGTTCGGTGATGGACTGACATTCTCAGAAGCGTTCCCATATGGAACAAGAGTCCAGGACGAAAGCATTTCACTGAATGTTCCAGATGTTACTAGAATTCTTGCTATATTTGAATCCAATGATGACCAAGATCCGACTCTCCCACAACTTATTGGTTCTGCTCAAAGTGACACATTCTCCAATAATGTAACTATTGGGGAACAAATTGTCGGTGCAGAATCGGGTGCAGTTGCTCGTGTTGTCAGTGTTGACAGTGGCAATCGACTTAGTTTTGTATATGAAAATGATAGAACTTTTGAGTTACTAGAAACAATTTCACTACAAAGTTCTTCAATCACTGCAAATATTAACACACTTGTTGTTGGCGATAGAAATGTAAGTTATGACTACAGTCTAGATGCTGGACAAAGACAAGAGTTCTGTGATATTTCAAGGATTAATAGAAATTCAGATGCTGCTGAACCAACTAGAAAACTCAGAATTGTCTTCGATCATCTTACTACAGATGAGGGAACAGGAACAGTAGAATCTGTAAACAGTTATAATAGTCTTAACTTCTCATCAGAGGTTCCAGAAGTTGCTGGATCTAGAATATCAGACTTCATTGATCTGAGACCAAGAGTCAATACATATACCCTTAATTCAACTGATTCTCCATTCGCATTTGAATCAAGATCATTCTCTAATTCAAACTCTGAAAGTGCAGTAACCGATAGAACTCTTGTTGTTGATTATTCTCACTATCTTGGAAGAATTGATAGACTATACTTGACTAAGGATGGAGAATTCTTAATTAAGCAAGGAGAACCTGCAGAGTTTCCAAAACTACCAGTTGGTAATAGTGAAGGATTTGAGGTCGCTGTTATCACTATGGACCCATTTGTGTTCAATGCGACTTATGATACCACTCTGAAACTCATTCCTCATAAGAGATTCACCATGAAGGACATTGGTGGTATTGAGAATAGAGTTAAGAATCTTGAAAATTATACTACACTCTCCCTGCTTGAAACTGATACTAAGAACCTTTCGATTAAGGATCCCAATACTGGACTGGACAAGTTTAAGTCTGGTTTCTTTGTAGATAACTTTAGAAATCACAGAGGTGCGAATCTGCAGGGTGAAGCAAGATTTGATATTGACATCAAACGTGCTGAGTTACGTCCACGTTCTGCTGAAAGAAACGTTACTCTACAGTTTGAAACCGTATCAACTGAAGCAAACTTTACAGATGCCGATTACGCTTGGGCAGATGACTTCTCTGATGTTAATGTAACCAGAAAGGGTCCAGGTCTGACTCTCAACTTTGAAGAAGTAGAATTCATTGATCAACCACTTGCAACTAGAACAGAAAACCTGAATCCATATCACATTGCACTGTATGCTGGTTCGATCGATCTGTCTCCTGCTACAGACTACTGGATTGAAGAGATTGTTCTTGCTACTCCTGATATTGTCCAGGTTGATTCCGTATTCAACGGTATGGCAGAATTGCTTGCTACTGAAGACCGCGAGAATGGTGGAATGGCAGCAAGTTGGTGGAACTCTTCTGAATTCACCTGGAATGGCGATGATAGAGTATTTGATACTGAACTAGTCAATAGCACTGTAATCGGTTCTTCAAGTGGTAGCAGCAGTAGCACCAGTACTAGTAGTTCCCTCTCTGCATTTGAACCAGGTAGGGGTCGTCGTAGAACTACAACCACCACGACCCGCGAACGTAGTTGGTGGAGTACCACCTTCAGAGATGATTTTGTTGATACTGCGTTTGAAACTGGCGAAGAAAGTATATTTGGTCTTGAACTTTCTTCTGGATTGGAAGAGATCAGTCTTGGAGACAGAGTTATTGGAATAGAAACTCTCCATAACTGTCGTTCTAGAAATATTCATGTAACTGCTAAGAAACTAAAACCAAATACAAAGTATTATGTCTTCATGGAAAGTGTTGACATGAATGAATTCGCATTCCCCAAGAATCTGCCAGTCACCATGGTCAGGGGTTCATTCAAAACTGGTGATATTGTCTCCAGTGTCAATTTAGCACAAGTTGGAGCACCACAGATTACTTTCCGTGCAGCACAGCATAACCACGAGATTGGTCCATTCAATAACCCACAAGTTACTGTTCCTTCACGTAGTGCTTCCTATTCTGGAACTTCAGAAATCATTAATATTGACCTTGCAGATCTTTCTAACCAAACGAGACCAGAACATCTTGGATTCGTTAAAAAGGGTATGTTCCTCGTCAATAGCGATGGAACTGCGGAAGCACAGGTAGGCGAGACACAGTTAGTCACCGATGATAAAGGTGAGTTACAATTCTCTCTCCACATTCCTGATCCAGTCGTTGCTGCTAATCCTAAGTTCACCACTGGATCAAGCACAATCAGAATAACTTCATCTCCTGTCAATTCACCTGTACTAGATCCAGGCGGTAGTTCTGCTGAAACTGAGTATCTGTCTTCTGGATATGCCACAAGTTATGAAGAGCAAGTTCTTGCTATTAAGACACCAGAAGTTGATAGAAGACTGGTTGAAACTATCGATGCTGTAAGACTCACGCAGAATGAAAGATCTGCAAACAGAACCGAAAGTGGTTCTTCTTCTAGTTCTAGTTCCAGCAGTGTTACTGGCGAATACTTTGACCCACTTGCACAATCCTTCCTGATTACTGCTGAGAATGATAATGGAACAGAATCCGATGGTATTTACATAACTGGTGGTGAAGTATACTTCAAGACTAAGGATCCCACAATTCCAGTTACGGTTCAAATCAGAACTATGAGAGATGGCACACCAACAACTCAGGTTGTACCATTCGGTCAGGTCAATATTGCATCAAATGATGTTAACTTGTCTGATGATGGTAGTGCAGCAACTACGTTCGCGTTCCCAACTCCTGTTTATCTGCAAAATGGATATGAGTATGCTTTGGTTCTTATTGCACCTACAGAGAAGTATCTGGCATTCATCACTAGAATGGGTGAAGAAGATCTTCAACTCAAGGCAGTCTATAACAAGCAACCATACCTTGGTTCACTGTTCAAGTCACAGAACCAGTCAACCTGGACTCCAAGTCAGTTGGAAGACCTTAAGTTCAAACTGAATAAGGCAAAGTTTGTAACCAATACTCCTGTTTCAGTTTCGTTCTATAACAGTGAACTGCCTAGAGTTGGTATTAGAAAGGTCAATCCAATCCAATCTTTCTCTAAGAGACAGTTTATTGGTATTAATACATCAACCGTAAATTATGGACCTGGTAACTCACTTGTTCAGGGAACAACTACTGGTAATGTATTTGCTACTGGTAGTCGTTGTGGTCTGGTTGGTATGACTACTGCGCTGGTTCAACCAACTGCTGGTGTTGGTTTAACTGACAATGTTTATTCTGGTATTGGATTTACATCTCTCACTGGTTTCGGCGTATCCTGTACTGCAAATGTTACTGTTTCCGGTGGAGCAGTTACCCAAATTCAAATTGCAAATGGTGGTGTTGGATATCAAGTCGGAGATCTTCTGTTGATGAATCAACTTGGTTCAACTGGAAGTGGAGTAAGATGTACCGTTGGTGTTGCGACTGTAACTAATTTGATTGTTGTTGATGATGTTAAGGGTTCATTTGCTTCTGGTTCTGCATACAACTTTATCAATGATAATGGCACTAGCACAGCACAACCAGCAATTCAGTTCGTTAATGATGATCCAATCAGAGACGGTAAGACAATGTTCTTCAGTCACTTCAATCATGGCATGCATTCAAGTCAGAACAAACTTAGAGTGTATAACGTAGCAAGTGATGTCGCTCCAACAACTCTCACCGCTGCCTTTAATGAAGGTGATACAGTTATCAAGGTCACAGATGGAACTGCATTTGCTAACTTTGAAGGAGCAGCAGTTGGTAGTGGAAACACTGGTTATTTACAGATCGATCAAGAAATCATCGGTTACCAGGTAATTTCCGGTAATGACATTACTGTTTCGGAAAGAGTTGTAGATAGCAGTCTCAAATCTAACCATGCACAAAACGCAACTGTGTTTAAGTATGAGACAAATGGCGTAAACCTGCTGAAAATCAACACACTCCACAATATTGACCCAAGAGAAAAGACATTCAATAGTTATCATGTAAGTCTTGATAACACTGCTAAGTCATTCGATGCAACTAAAGCAATCGGTGGCAATAATGTTCAGATAACTCAGAACATTCCCTTTGAATATATTAGACCAAATATCAATCTTGTCAGTCCTTCAGGAACAGCTATTTCTGCAAGAATTAGAACAACTACAGGAACAAGTATCAGCAGCAATGAGGCATCATTCAGCAATACTGGTTATGAAGGTGTTACTCTGAATCAGTTGAATCGTCTTGATAGTCCAAGACTGGTTGCATCTCAAGTGAATGAAACTGCACTCCTTAATGGTGAAAAATCATTTGAACTTGAAATGCTGCTGTCAACCACTGACGAGAATGTATCTCCTATGATTGACCTTGATACAACTAATATCGTTGCAATCAGCAATCTTATCAATGATCCAGTCACTGATTTCACTACTGACAGTAGAGTTAATATTCCTGGATTTGACCCCAACGCTGCAATCTATGAAACTAAGAGAATTAATCTTGAGTTTACTTCTAACTCTATATTCGTTCAATTTGACGGACACAGAAAAGGAGATTCAAACATCAGAGTCTTCTATAGACTGTTTAGAAATGATGAAAATGAGACTGGTCAAACCTACATCCCATTCAATGAGAATGGTTTATCAGACAATACTGTAAATCCAAATAAGAACGAAAATGGATTCAGCGAGTATAAGTATACTGCAGAAGACACTCCACAGTTTAATGGATTCCAGATCAAGATTGTTATGACATCTCCTGATCAATCAGAGGCTCCAAGAATTAAGAACTTGAGAGCAATTGCCCTAAGAACATTTGATTCCCCAGTATGACCGAGCGTTTAAAAGTTGATACCGACACATCCCTTTATAGGGATATGTCGAATGGTGCTATCGTCAATTCCAATAAAAATGAATATCAAAAATTCATGGAACTTTCTAAGAGGAAACTCCAAGAAAAGCAAGAAATGGATAAACTGAAAGATGAAGTTAAGGATATGAAGTCCGATATTCAGGAAATAAAGTCTTTACTGTTATCCATAGCGAAAAATGATTTATAAATACCAGTAGATAGATCTAACTGACTGTAATAATGGCAGCATATGTAAGCAACATTGTAGTTGACGTTGGTGCAAATTTCGACCAATCGTTCAACCTTGAAAACAACGCAAATGCTCCACTTGATTTAACAGGATTTACTGGTGCAGCAAGATTGAAAAAATCAGCAGCGTCACTGACAACTGCTGCCAACTTTGTTGTATCTTTTCCAAATGCAACAGAAGGACAACTAAAAATTTCTTTAGGGTCCTCAATCACCTCTGGACTGAAACCTGGTAGATACGTATATGATGTTCTATTAACTGACGCTTCTTCACTCAAAACCAGAGTTGTAGAAGGTAGTGCTATCGTTACCGCTGGAGTTACCACAGGTTAAAACATATGGCAGATATTAAAGTCAGAGTTGGATCACAAAATGCTATTAAGGTTTTATCCTCCTTTGCTGGAGGTGGCGGAACTTTAGGTGGACTATCTGATGTTGACATCTCGGGAGTTCAGAACGGTGCAGTTCTGGTCTATAACGGGACAACTAACAAATTTGAAGCAACTTTAGAATTAACGCCTGGATCAACCCAAAATTTGGATATCAATGGAGGAAATTTCTAAGCCATGGCAAGTATAATTAGAGTAAAAAGATCTACGGGCACTGGCGCTCCATCAAGTCTTAACTTTGGTGAATTAGGTCTTACAGTTGGAGCAGGAACCCACGGCAATAAAGGTGGGAGACTATTCGCTGGTGATAACTCACAAAACGCTCAAGTAGTTGGTGGTAGATATTACACCGACTTGTTAAGTATTGCTCCTGGTCTGGTAGCAGGTCAAGCAAACCCCACAACTGCAGCAAATGGATTTGTTGCTATTGTTGACCAGAACAGAAAGGTCGATCAGTGGAACGTAGATAATTTAAGATTAGATACAAACACATTATCTTCTACAGATACTGATGGAGACATCATTCTTGATCCTAATGGATCTGGAGAGGTTGTCATTCCTGATGATACCAAACTTACTTTTGGTACAAGTAAGGATGTCAGTATTGAATATGATGAAGATGGATCTAATCAAATTGTAGTCACTGGTCACGGATGGCAGTGGAACTCCCCCCAGATATTTGGTAGTGTTGGTATTTCATCTAACACTATTTCTACCAAGTCGGGTAGTGGTAATGAACTATTCATTGACCCATATCCTGATGGTCTGAGCAATGAAGGTAAGGTTATCATCAAGGGTGACCTACAAGTTGATGGTACGACAACTACTGTTAACTCAAATCAAGTTACAGTTAATGATGCTATTTTTGGTATTGGCGATGTAACCAGTATTAAGACAGTCATGGGGACTGTTGCATCTGGTGTATCTACTGTTCTGCTTGATTCAGTTGCTGGTATTAATACTGGTGACCAACTGGCAGTATCAGGTATTGATGCTTCTGGTATTGCTACAGTTACAGCATACAATACCTCAACTAAAGTTGTAACATTCACAGGTACAGCAGTTGGTGTCACTACTACATCGCAAATAACTGTTACTCATGGATTTGATACCAATACAGACCGTGGTATTTCATTCAGTTATAATGTAAGTAGCGGAGTTGGTAATAATAAGGTTGGTTTCTTTGGATTTGATGATAACGCTCTCTCAAATAATGTATCATCTAAAGATAACCATGGAACTCATGGTGATGCAAGCAGAAAGTGGACTTATATTCCTGATGCTGCTATTAATAACAATATTGTATCTGGAACCAAAGGTTTCTTAGATGTTAAAGGTATCTACTATCAGTCTGGTAACTTTAATACTGGTGGTTCTGTCTACTTCGACAGTGATGGTCTGCAAAGATCAACCAATGCCCCAACAGATGCTGTAAATTCAAGAACTTCTACGCAAGTTCTGACTGCTCTAACTGAAATTACAATCGCCTTGCCTTCTGGACAGTCGATTGCTCAAGATGCTCTGGTTACTCAGCAGAACAACAGCACAGCATTTGGTGTCTGTAAAGCAACGATTAGTAGTGGAACCACTCTTACTCTGATCGGTGTTCAAGGAACATTCGATACGTCAAATGATCTGGTTGTAAATGGTGCTAGTATTTCAGTCTCACCAAATACGGTAACTGTAGTATATGAAAACAAACCAACTTGGACAAACACTCTCGATGGAGGAACCTTCTAGAATTATGAATAGTGACGTTGACGTGAATATCTTGATTAAGAATTATCATTCTAAAATATCTCAATTAGTTAATCAGAATATTCTTTTAGAGGCAAAACTGGAATCTTTGACCAAAGATTACAATGAATTGCAAAACAAAGTTAAATATCAGGAAGCAGGTATCGAAGAATGAGCAAACCATCGACCAGACAAGAATTGATCGATTATTGTCTTAGGAGACTTGGATTTCCTGTTCTGGAAATTAACGTAGATGATGATCAGATTGAAGACCTGGTTGATGATGCAATTCAACATTGGCAGGATTACCACTTTGATGGTTATCAAAGAATGTTCTTGAAGCATAAGGTCAGTGGAGCAGATAAAGCGGTAATAAGGTCTGGTGTTACAACAACCACAGTAACTAATTCTTCTGGTATTGGTGTTACAATAGTAGGTTGGGAAGAAAACCAGAACTTTATTCAACTCCCAGAGCATGTTATTGGGATCAATAAAGTATTCAAGATGGACAACAGCACCATATCTAGTGGTCTGTTTAATATTAAATATCAAATGTTCCTGAATGATGTGTACTACTATGGAGCACTTGATCTCTTAAATTACTCAATGACCAAGACGTATCTTGAGGATTTAAGTAGGATTATCACTCCAGATACACAACTGAGATTCAATAGAAAAAATGGTAGATTGTATGTAGACATAGATTGGCGTGAATTCAACGAAGATAACTACCTCGTATTAGACTGCTATAGATTGGTTGACCCTGCAGATTCTACGTTAGTTTATAACGACTGGTGGTTAAAGAAATATACTACTTCACTGATTAAGAGGCAGTGGGGTCAGAACTTGATTAAGTTCCAAGGAGTGGCACTTCCTGGTGGAGTTCAACTGAATGGAAGGCAACTTTATGATGATGCCATGGCAGAGTTAGAAGTTCTAGAGAAAGAACTTAGAGAGACTTATGAAGAACCACCTTTCGATTTGATAGGTTGATGCGTTATGCCATTAAACTCTTACTTTTTACAAGGATCCCAAGGAGAACAAAGACTCGTTCAGGATCTCATTAACGAACAGTTAAAAATATACGGACAAGATATCATTTACCTTCCAAGAAAGTTGGTAAGTCAGGATGCAATTCTAAATGAAACAATTGCTACTGAATTTGATGATTCGTTCAGAATGGAAGCATATCTAGCAAACTATGAAGGGTTTGCAGGTAATGGAGATATTCTATCTAAGTTTGGTGTTCAGTCAACAGATCAGATTACTCTGATAATCTCAAAGGAAAGATATGAGGACTTTACTTCTCCATTCTTACAAGGAGAAGACGTTATAGTATCATCGAGACCAGCAGAAGGTGACTTGATTTATCTCCCACTCGATAATACTATCTTCGAGATCAAATACGTAGAGGCAAAGAAACCATTCTATCAACTGAATAAGTTATTCGTTTATCAGTTGAGTTGTGAAGTCTTCGATGCTGCACTCGATGAACAGGTCATTACTGGAATCGAGGAAGTCGATCAGGCAGTATCCGACTTTATATTCACCACCAAAATTACAATGGTTGGTCTTGATGCTCAACAGGCAACAGCAACTATTCAACTTGCGAAAGACCTTGGTGGTGGTCCAACCGATCTTGCTGTAAGCGAGATTGATCTCATTAATGATGGAACAGGATATACAGTTCCACCAATCATTGGTATTCAGACTGCACCTGGTGGTGGCGTCAATGCTTCTGCTGTTGCACTCATGACCCAGAGAACTGGTCAAGTAGGTCAGTCAATTGATAGTATTCAAATCACTAATCCAGGACTTGGATATACATTGCCACCAACAATTACAATCCGTCCCCAGAACAATAATGGCACTGGTGGTATTGCAACAGCAATTTTAACTGAAGGTGCTCTTGGACTTCCAAACATTACATTTGCTGGTGTTGGATATGGAGTCACACCGACAGTTGCAATTACAACAGCACCTTCAGGTGGAACTAATGCTTCTGCTGTAGTTATTGTTGATGCTAATGAAAGAGTTAGTTCTATTCGATACACTAATGCTGGTGCAGGATACACATTGGCACCAAACGTCACCATACAGGTCCCTGCGACCGGAATCAACTCCACTAACTATTTGACTGGAGAACTTGTCCGAGGCGTCTCTACGGGCACTACAGCGTATGTTCACAAGTGGGATTCTGATATTAATGTATTAGAAATTACAAATGCTTCTAGTAATTTTGCACTTGGAGAAATCATTGTAGGTATTGGAACTACTCAACTTGGATCTGATGCTGCTAGAAGAATTGAAGCAATTTCTGACCAAGACGAGTTTGATGAATTTGCAGATAATATAGAAATAGAATCAGAAGCAGATACCATTCTTGACTTTACCGAAAAGAACCCATTTGGAGAGATCTAAATAGTTAGTATAGGCAAACCATGGTGTCATGTTAGGACAGTATTATTATCATGAGATTATACGAAAGACTATCATATCTTTCGGTACTCTTTTCAACAGCATTGAACTCCGGCACACAAAGCAGGACGGATCTGAGTTTTCGACTGTAAAGGTTCCTATTGCTTATGGTCCTGCTGAGAAGTTCATCGCAAGACTGGAGCAAAAACCTGATCCAAGAAGAAGGGTATCGATAACTATTCCCAGATTAGCATTTGAAATGACAGGTATTCAATACGATAATACCAGAAAAGTTTCTACAATGCAAACCTTTAAAACTTTTACTAAAGATGGAACAAAATTAGCAAGAAAGGTTTTTATGCCTGTTCCATATAATCTAGGATTTAGATTATCAATCTTGACTCAATATAATGAAGATTCGATGCAAATTATTGAGCAAATTCTTCCTATATTCCAACCAGCATTTAATGTAACAGTTGATTTAGTGGATTCAATTGGCGAAAAGAGAGACGTACCACTAGTTTTAGAAAATATTAATTTTCAAGATAACTATACCTCTGGATATGAAGAGAAGAGAGTTATCGTCCATGACTTGCAGTTTACAGCAAAGACATATCTATTCGGTGCTATTGCTGACAATAGTGAAGGACTCATCAAAAAAGTTCAGGTCGATTATAATACAAGCACAAATACAAAAACCGCAAAAAGAGAACTCAGGTATATTGCTGAACCTAGAGCACTTAAGGATTATAATGACGACAATGCAACCACCCTTGCTGAGGATATTAATGAAGAACAGACCAAGTTCTTGGTTACCAATGCGTCAAGTTTCTTTGTAGATGGTTATATCTACATTGGTAAAGAACTTATACAGATTAGAGAAATTAGTAACGAAACACTCTTAGTGTATAGAGGAGTTGATGGAACTCAGGCAGATAGTCACATTAAAGGAGTATCCATTGATGCAGTCACCAAGGCAGATGATGATCTGGTCGAACCTGGTGATGACTTCGGATTCAGTGAAGAACGATTTGACTTCAGTGATTTCAAAACTTATAGTCCTAGTAAAGGTACAGATGTATGAGTGATCAATTTGACAGCATAAACGATACATTGGACGTTGAAGTTCAGGCAGGAGAAATCGTAAAAGAGACCAAAAGAGAACTCAAGAAAATCAGTGGTCAAGAAGATCATTTGAAAGATTATGAGTACACTCGTGGTAATCTGTATTCTTTGATTGAAAAGGGACAGGAAGCAATCAACGGTATTCTTGAATTAGCACAGGAAGGACAACAACCTAGGTCATATGAGGTTGTCGGACAACTTATCAAGAGCGTTGGTGATGTATCCGATAAGTTACTTGACCTTCAACAGAAGATGAAGGATCTAAATAAAGAGGAGAAGTCATCTTCTCCAACAACGGTAAACAATGCATTGTTTGTTGGTTCAACTGCTGAACTACAAAAACTGCTCAAGGATGGATTCAAAAAGGAATGAAATCATACAAGCAATTCCAACAGAATATCCAAGAGATTGATCAAAACCTACTAGGTCCTGGTCTTGGTATTGCTAGTGGTTTAAGTAGAACTGCTTCTCAGGCAATCGGCGGTCTTTCTAGATTTGTTGCTGGTGCTGCTGGTTCAGACGCAGTTCGCAGAACAACTAAAATTGCACCTAAGGTTAAATTCAAAGGTCCCGGTGGTGATCCATCTGGATCGGGTTTAGGTCAAGCACAGCAAAAGAGTAAGTAACCATGCCATCAGTATCCAAAGCACAACAAAGATTCATGGGTATGGTCCGTGCCGCCCAGAAAGGTGAGATGAAAAATCCATCACCTGAAGTGCAGGATGCTGCCAATTCTATGAAGAAGAAAGATGCGAAAGATTTTGCATCTACTAAGCATAAAGGTTTACCGGAGAAAGTAGTTGCTAAAGAAGCAGTCTACGGTGGTGCGGAAGCAGAGAAAAAGAAAAAGATTGATGCCTTCATGGATAAAGCAATGCCAAAGCGCACCTTTGACCAAATGGGAAGAGAAACTGACCGTCGCACTGGTAAACTCAAAGAGGATATGAAAGGTTACGGAGAAGAGAGGTTCTGCGAACTCTGTGGCAAGATGGAGTACAAGGAAGAATGCAGTTATGGTCCTAAGATGTGGGACATGTTTACAATAAGGAACTTCAGTAAGTCTGTTGTAGTTCCAGGCAAAGCAACCTACGAAGAAGTCAACTGGAGACAAGAAGTAGCAGAATCGTATCTTAGAGTACAGGAAAGAGGAAGAACATATACTATTATCTTCAACTGGAGAGGAAGAACACTAAAGGTTCAAATGTTCTTCAATAAATTCTCTAGACCCACTAGAGAAGAAGTACGTGCAGAACTCAATAAGGTCTATCCCGGACCAATAGTGCTATACTACAATCCAGTTAAAAGAGAACCAACTTTACCATTAATGTTTGCAGGAGATGCAGGAGGAGACGCAAATGAACCTAGATCCAGACGCAATTGAAATTCAGAACTTAAACAAAAGTTTTGAGTATATCAAAATTGCAAGAGAGATTGATAATCTACAAGAAATAGAAAACGCAAAGAACGTAGCAAAGTGCTATGTTAAATTATATTTGAAGACACAAGAAACTGTGGCATCCTTAGGAAATTTATGAATCATGGCTGATAATGTATACCTTGGCAATCCGAATCTAAAAAAAGCAAATACACCGGTCGAATTCACCGAAGAGAATATTATAGAATTCGTAAGGTGTAAGAATGATCCTGTGTATTTTGCAGAGAATTACGTCAAGATTGTGAGTTTGGATGAAGGTCT